AGTCCGATTGCTTTGCTTACCGCGCCGCATCCCTTTCAGTTCAGGCCGGAGAAGAAATATTTTTGTTCATTCGCTGGGTCGAACACGCATACGATACGAGAGGATCTTTACAAGAAGTATGGGAATAAATACGTATTCAAAAGCTCCTTGCCGATAAAGCAATACTGTGAGCTGATGGCGCAATCAATATTCGCGATTTGCCCGAGAGGCTACGGCCTAACATCATTTCGGATCTGCGAAGCGTTGCAATATGGAGCCATACCTGTTTATATCTCAGATCAGCACATAATCCCCTACGGGCGCGACTTTAACGAATACGGTGTACTGGTTCACTCATCTGACATTGATCGCTTGGACGACATTTTAAAGGGCTTCTCGCAGGCAGAAATTCAAGCCAAGCAAGAAGCCGGGAGAATAATTTATAAAGAACTTTACACTTTTGAGGGAGCAAGAAAATGGATACTGAACAACGTTTAAAGGAACGCAAAGCTTTTGAAGAAGCTGCGCGGCCATTGATTAAGTGGATTGCTGAAAATCACCATCCACACGTAAAGGTTATTGTAACGCCCACTGGAGCGGAGTTGGTTGAAGGACTGCGAACCACTGGCGAGATTTTGGACTACATAAAAGATTAAACATGACCGACTACCTAATCTGGATACTACTCACTTCGCTATGGTGCTGGGGCTTTCACAACGCCTTCGAACCGGATGAAATATTCGGAAAGATTGGCGATTGGCTTCGTTCCAAGATCAGCGAACAAGTTTTAAAGCCTTTCATTGGCTGCCCGATCTGCATGCCTTCAGTTCACGGCACATTCATTTACCTTCACGCGTGCCAAGGTGATTACTCGGTGACCGGATGGCTGATGTTTGTAGTCGCAGCTTCCGGATTGAACTACGTGATCTATAATCTATTCCCCCCAACCGACATTAACGTTAAAAATCATTACTGATGTTCTTCCGTCCTACCGCACACGATCTCAAACAACTCGACCTACTCGTAAAGAAAGGGGTACGCCTGGACTACATTCGCGAGATCCTTGATGTAACGCCAATGCAGTTTGAAAAGTGGGCAAAGAAAGCAGAAGTTCATAAAATCTTAACGCAGATCCCCGAGCGCCAGCCTGAGAAGTTCAACATACACCATCCCGACGTAGCCGACAGCATCGAAGAAGCTTTTGAATGCGGCCTGATCAAGTATTACCGCTTTAAGAGCGAGTTTCGCATGCCCACCGGGCGGTACAAGTACCATTACAAATACCTACAGCAGAACGCAATTAAAATTGATCCTGAGCTTTTGAAAGCGGAGGTAAAAGACGCTCGATCATGGCTATCCGGTGAACGTAAAAAGATTGACATTGGCAACGCTATGCAAATCCTTTACAAGATCGAAACCCGCGCATCACTTCCTTTTGACCCTGAACTTGCTCGCAGGCTGGCTTCCGTTTCTTTCTTCACAGACGACGAAGATCTTTCAACCTTTGACGAAGATCATGGCAACAAGAAAATACAGCACTGGAAGGACAACAACTTCAATGATTTTTTTTTGACGATGCCTGTCGCCGAGTTGCTGAATCTGAAAAATATCTCCATAACCTCTTTGGAGGAATATTTGACGGAAGCCCAGGAAATCCTAAAGACGTTGACACTCGAAACCCCGAAATAATCATCGGGGAATTGCTTAAAAAGTGGGAAAAGGATATCGTTTTCCTGTCTGAGTACGACCCCATAAAAGAGAAGCAGTTGCGAAGGATGGATATATTTTCATTCTATTTTCGTATTTTGGACCAGAAAGAGCGTAACGACAAGACGAAAGGCTCACCCACAGACCCGTTCGGAGCGGGTTAGGCCGTAAAAGGCGATACCTGATTTTTTCTTCCCTCAGCCTTCCATGGCCGATAAGCAGCAGAACATCCTTGTCAATCTGAAGTATAACACCGCCGAACTCGAGCGTGGTGAAAGGATTGTAAACCGAGCTAATGAAGCCAATAACCGCCTTCAGCATTCTGCTGAGAAAGCTGGCGCCGGAGCGTCACAGGCCTACCGCGGTGCGACGCAGAGCATTTTGTCGATGCAGATGCAACTCGCCAGACTTAAGACAAGCATTGAGTTAAGCAGTAATCCGCAGAAAGTCGCCCAATTAAGTCAGCAATACAAACAACTCAAAGCTGAACTTGACCGCGCTACCAAGGCAGCATTCGAGAACTCTAAAGCACTAAAAGAGCAAGGCACAGCAATTAAAGGCGCAACCCAAAACTTCGGGCAGTTATTCACTGCGATAAAAACTTTCGTGGCCGCCGGAATAGTCCGTGAAGTGCTTCAAACTTCGCTGGAAATGGCGAAACTGGCCGGAAACGTGGAGGGAGTAAGCCGGGCATTTAATCGGGCCTTCCCGGATGCTAAACTCCTGATGGCAGATCTCCAACGCGCCACCCACGGCACGGTTTCAGAGTTCGAATTAATGCAGCGGACACTGCAGGCGACAAACTTAGGAGTGGCTGTAGAGCAATTGCCAATCCTGTTCGAATTCGCGGCCGCCAGGGCACAGCAAACCGGTGAGTCAGTAGATTACCTGGTTGATTCGATAGTACGCGGTATAGGCCGCAAATCAATCCTAGTGCTGGATAATTTAGGACTTTCCGCTACCCGTCTCAAAGAGCAATTCAACGGGGCTTCCCTGGCCTCTCAAAGCGTGGCAGACGTAACGCGGGGAGTCGCGGCAATCGCCCAGGTGGAACTCGCCAAAATGGGCGGCTACGCCGAGACTTCGGCCACAAAAGTGGATCAACTTACCGTTGCTTGGAAAGAATTGCGTGTTGAACTCTCGAAACGCTTCGAGGAAGGCGGTTTTGTAACGCAACTTACCGAACTGGTTAATTCTTACGAGGCTCTTGCGGAAGCACAGCGCCGCGGAATATCAGTAGAGGAACTGTTTAAAGAGCGTCAGCGTGAAGAAATAGCCCAAATCAGCGTTCGCACATCCCTTCAATTCGCTTTAACAGGTGAAAAAGAGAAGGATATAAAAATCATTGAGGATCAAATAACAGCGATCACTAAAAGCATAGGATCATGGGCCGCCTACCGCGATACTCAAAATCAGGTTATAAAGTCTGAACGAGAACAGCAGGTAGCATTAAGGGATGGCACTAATGGTATTGAAATGACCGGCAAGGAGCGCCGCCGGCAAATGGACGTGCTTGAAGAGCAAATAGCTTTAAATATCCGATTGCGCGACGCTAACAAGGAAGATGCACTAATTGATCAAGAGATATTAAAACTTCTTCAATCGAAACTGCAGGCCCTTCAAAAAGATAATACCGTTGAAAAAGAAGCGTTAGGCATTATTGAAGCCAAAAAACAACAAATTGAAGCCCTTAATGAGCAAATCGAAAAGACTCGAAACTTTTCAGATCTATCATCCAGGCTTCAGGTTGGAAAGCTAATCAATGAACTGGCTATTGCCCAGGCTGAATTAAAGGAACTGCTGGACGGAGGGGCTAATATTGAATTCAAAGTCAAGTTTGATGTTGAAAAACTGAATACAGAATTCAAGCGCGCAATTGAAGTAATTAAAACTCGAGCGAAAGACGGAAGGGAATTTTCTATCGAATTACCAGTTGGTCCCATCAAAGATAAATCAAAGGTTTTAAAAGACTTTGAGGTATTGTCTGATATCCTGAAGGACATAGAGCCAGTTCCAGCACCTGTAAAACCTGTCGTTATAGTACCTAAGGATTTCGGCGATCACCTGGAGGACGCTATAAAAGAAAATCAGGGTGAGCTTATCAATGCAGGTACACAAATCTTCGCCGATCAACTTATTTCATTCGAAGAGGCAGAAGTCGCCAGTCTTCAAAACAGGCTTAACAACCTGCGCAACTTCTATGATGAGCAACAGTTACTCGCTGGCGATAATGATCGCGCTAAGCAGCAACTGAGATTAAAAGAGGAGCGCGAAACCGCCGCCCTTCAAAAGAAAATTGCTCAGCGCGAAAAAGAAGCACGAAGATTTTCGGTTATAATTGACACGGCAGCAGGTATTGCCCGTGCGTTTGCTACGGCTCCGAACATAGCAGTCGCCATAGTGCAAGCGGCGCTAGTAGCAGCGCAGGGCGCTTCTCAGCTTGCCATCATTAACCGCACCGCACCTAGATTTGCTAAGGGCGTGATCAATTTGAAGGGCCCAGGCACAGGAACGAGTGATTCCATTGATGCCAAGCTTTCGAGAGGAGAATCAGTGATGACTGCCAAAGAAACTAAAAGCTCAATGGGCATACTGAAAGATATTAGAGCCAAAAAGCTTGATGATAAAGTTTTGCAGGGACTTAAATTAACGGCTGATGGCGTGAAGTATGTAGGCATGGATGATTCCAGGATAGTGAAGGAAATCCGTGATTTAAAGAACTCACAACCTGACCTAGTTGAGCAGAGCGGCAAACTTTACAGGCACTACTCCAAAGGTAAAGACTACAAACAGAAGGTAAGGGTTAAATCAATGGGCTACTGATGCGCTTCAAATTTACTTTATCACATTTTGTTTTAGGTTCTTTGGAGATCGCCGAGCCCATAGGCTGGCTGGCCTGTAAACTAAAACTCGAACGTCACGAAGAGTACCATTCTCTGATTGAGTACTTCGACGGTGATTTTACTTTTTACGGTGACAATGGTGTTCAAAATGGCGGCATTGATTTCATAAGGGAGGTAGAAAATATTTACGGAGCTGATGCCGAGTTGATTATTACTGTTGAACTTGCGCCGGACGACATAACGTACCAAACTGTTTTCATTGGCCAGATCGATCTTTGGAACATTGAGGAAATGCCGGACAACAAAGCGCAGATCCCCATCATAAGGAATGACTTTTGGGCGAAGTTTATAAACAGACTAGACACCCAAGTTAACATACAAAGCGCCACAACTTTAGATAACGAGGTTGCCGCACAGTTTGATTCAGTAAATTTGAGGCTGTTATCTCAGAAGATCCAAAAGACCTCAGAGTATGAAGGAAACATAACCTCCTTTACAGAATTCACCGGCCCAATTACTTACGCGCTACCCGATGGAATGGCCATTGATGCCAGCGGTGCGAGTGATGATTATACTGTATATTCTCAGGCTACCCTCGATTTAATACAAGATGAGATAACCGAATCTTATACACCGCTTTTTGAATTCGTATCGGGCACAGTAAGCATTTTCAACAACATAGATTTAACGGATGAGGGCGGAGAGATACACGTCGAAGTTCCAAATATAAGACTTCAATTAGGGGTATCCGGCGCCATATTTGCAAATTCTATTGAATCTGACCCCAGTGTAATCGATGAAATAGTAATATTTGTATCGTTGTTGGCTAAGAAAAATGACGAGTCCCCCGTTGTATTGGCAACGGCCGGATCCAGCACGCCTACAATTCCAACGCCTACAATAACACCTGTACTGTTCGAGCGGTTCTTTGCCGTGATGAATTTATCAGGACAGACAGATTTTACATGTCTTCCTTCAGATACTGTATCAGTCTATTTGAAATACGAAATATTCTTTAACATCGATGTCGGCACTGATACAGGATCTATTATATGGAGTTCAAGGAATTTTAATCTGACTATTTTTGAAAGCGATGTGGTATTTACGCTACAATCGATTTACCCAGACAGTAACGCACAAGGATTTTTCCTGCATGATGCAGCGGCTTATATTCTTGACAGGCATATAAGCCAGCCCGGTTGTTTTTATTCAGAGTTCCTGGGATCCAGTCAAACGATATACCGGCAATACGACGCTGACGGTTGCGGGTGGCCCTACGTGCTTTTGAAGGGTCTTCAACTCAGAAGGTATTCACTTCTTGAAAAACCATTCTTCCTTTCTTTCAAGCAGTGGTGGGAAGGCGCTAACCCTATTCTTAACCTCGGACTTACATACGAAACAATCAATGGTATTGAGGTAATTCGAGTCGAAGAAAAGAGGACTTTTTACGACACTGATGTTTCGGTAAACATTAATAACGTGCGCGACATCGTGCGCAAGTATGACGACACACGCATATTCAAAACCGTAAAGGCCGGGTACAAAAAATGGCAAAGCGAGGACATTTCCGGGATTGACGACCCCCAGACAAAGCACACTTATGCCACTATTCTGAAGAAGGCAGGCAAGGAAATAACGATAGAAAGTGACTTTATAGCCGCCTCCCTGGCCATTGAAACCACACGCCGGAAGACCAGGGAAAAATCAGCGGATTATAAGTTCGATAACGACACGTTCATAATCTCAATCCGGCCGTTCCCGGTGGACATATCACCCGAAACTGATCCTGATGTAACAGACTATGAACCGGAGCTCGATGAGAATTTCGACAGCATCACCAACCTGCTAAATCCAGAAACACGGTATAATATCAGTCTTACTCCTGCCAGGAATATACTGAAATGGATCGACTGGCTTTCCGGTGGCCTTCAGGCTTACCCTGATACTGCCTTCAAATTCACCGCGGGAGAGGGTAATTACGACATGACATCCGATATGGCCAACGCCTCAGACGGATGCGTTCAGGATCGATCGGACTTATCGGAGAAAGAAGATATACCGGTTTCCGGGGATCCGTTCCACCTGGCGTTACTTTACGAAATAAGTTGTCCGTTAGATTGGGACGACTACGTTCTGATGCGTGACAACCGTAAAAAAGCCATCGGGATAAGCCAAACTACCGAGAACCATGTAAAATTCTTCATCAAAGATCTGGAATATGAGATCGTAAAAGGGACTGTTAAAATCCTGGCGTGGCCAGAGGAATTAATGACAATTGACGTTATCGAAACGTCAACACAGATGTTGATTTGTGAGCCTGCGGTACCTTGTCAAGATGCTTACCTGACCGAAGACAACTTTGAATATATCACTGAATCAGGTGATTGCTTGGTTCTGAACTGATTTTTATGAAATTATTCTATATATTCGCATTATTCATTTTGTTCGCGTGCTGCGAAGTTACAGATGTCCCTACACAATGTTTCCGGGTGGAATTTTCCGACGCTCTCCCTATTCAGTTTTGGCTTAACGACTGCGAAACCTATAACGAAACGGTTCCGGAAGGCGTACATGAAAGATGTTTTTGTCATTTATGGAAATGTGATGATGAACTCAAAATTCAATTCACCGAAACAGAAGGCGATGAATATGTTTTGGTCGTTAATGATTCCGAAGATAATGAGGTCGCTTTGATTGATTTCGTTTCTACGCCACTGAATGGATCCGCAGAAATACCCGGCGTTACATCACCAATTACATTACCATCATTAGCAACAGGTGTCAATATTAATACCGGCGGAACTGCCTGGACTCCAGGGTCAAATCCTTCCATAACACAAGGCCCAGGTATTCACCTTGCCGCATCAGATACATGGGGTAATTTTTATTCTTTTATCCCGGGTTACACATACGAATTCACTTTTGATATCGACTATAATTTTGATTCAAATACATCAAATAACAGGATATATTTTGTTGTATTAGATTCTGGCAACAATATTCTTTCAATTATAGGTAGTTCTGTGTTTGGTGCATCTAGTTCTGGAACGTATGTTGGTCCTGTATCGTTTTTGGCGCTATCAGGATCTGTTAGGTACGGAATTTATGTTCAATCATTCGGAGTTGGAGGAAATTATACTGTTGATATTGATGACATAACCGCTACGCAGACCACAGCAACGATACCGGCAGTACCAACAACAAAATGGATGAATTTTGCTTCATTGATACCTTCCGATCATGGGATATGTGAAGAAAAAATAAAATTCCAAGTCATTAATACCACAGAAAGCCCTGATGAAGTAGTAGCGAAATCTGACTGCATTACAATTTCTGACGCAATACCCGACCCCGCTGTTTTAATTGAATATTCAAATAATCGGAACTTTGCTGGCTTGGTTTATGAAAATGTAAGCCCAGAGCAAACTTTCAATATCCGTGTGCCTGCTGTATTCTTCCATGAACGCTTTCCGGAGGAGGATGAAGTTGCTGAGCTATCAACCAGTATTATCACTCTTAATGGCGAAATGCGTGCGCAGCGATTACTCGACACTGCGCACATGCCGTATTACATGCATCGTAAAATTAAACTGATATTGAAGCACCAAACTGTTACAGTAAATAGTCTGGCGATAGCAAAACAGGATGCCTACGAAATTGATGAAGGTGACCGGAGATGGCCATTGAAGAAAGCGAAATGCTGGCTCACAGAAAGAGATTTTGTTCAGAGAAACGTCGTATAGCTTTTGTAAAAATATTTTGCCCGAAAGGGGATACATAAAAATTTCACTATGAAACTGAAATGAATTTTAATAACCCTTTGGCTTTTCTTCAAAGAATGGCCGATTTGTTTTGTCTGGATAACACTCCGGATTATGTGCAGCAGGGCTGTGGGGCTGAACTTGGAGGTATTATTGCCTTGGGGTTCATTGAGCCACAGATTGCAATCGACGAAGACAATGTAACCGCAACGCTGGAAAATGCAACTTGGTGGACTGGAAATGTCAATACTTCCCCCTCTTCCAGATTCGTGGTATTGAATACCCGCGGATCTAAAGCTGCTGGTACTCCTGTCGAAGAAGAAGGCTATGGCCTGGTTCCAACTGAACGTACAGGTGATGATAATGAACTTGTGTTCGAGGCTCTGGGCGTAGTTGACAATCGCCGCTTCTGGGCATCAGTGAACCAGCGGCGTAACTGGCAGATGGTTTTCGTAACCGCCGGCACAAACGATGACGGAAATTACAATGCTTTCTACGTGAAGAACGTGAGCGTTTACGCAGATCTTTTGATCGAGCAGAGTATTAAGAGCCGCATTCGTTTCTCTGGTTCTGCTAAATGGTCAACTGCTATGGTTCCAGCATTGCCTTTTGCTTTCCCTGCCCAGGTACTAACTGATCTTGCCGCATAAGGGAGGCGCAAGTCTCCTTTATTTTATATGATCTACGGCACACAGGAATTTGCTCAGCAAATGAAGGCCATCATTGTAGATGAGGCCAGGCATCCGCTTTATCACGAATCGGTAGAGCACGCTAAAGCTATGTCTGTTCATATCTATGGAGATAAGCCAGTTTACCTACTCGACCGAACCAGGCCCCGGGAAGATGAAGAGGTAAAAACTTACAGGCTGGAAAACTACGAGCCAACAACAAAAGCAGGAGCCGATAAAGCTATTGATATTGTTGGTAAGATATTCAACCCTACGCTTTACAGCATCACCTTCAGAGAGCAAAATTCAGAGTCAGAACTGCTTCAAAAATACACGTTAGAGTACTACCCCAATTACAACTCGCTCACCAACTACAACAAGGAGGTGACGCTTAGGAAAATGTTAGCAGATCCAAACGGGGTAATGGCCGTTAAGCCTACTGAAATTCCTACGCTGGATACCGAGCGTATTCAGCCTGAGATTGTTATTTACGGTTCGTCTTGCGTGTGGTGGTGGGATCGTGATTGTTTTTTGATTTTCATTCGTGAGGAGAATATCGAAAAGCAATGCAATTACTATTTTGAATACTACGACAAAACGCAGTATATAAGCTTCTATTGCTGGTACGATGGAACTAAAAAAGTAATCAATTTTGAAGAGTTAGAAGCGCCTTACATTCACAACTTCAAAGAAATTCCAGCGTGGTTTCTTCGTGGTAAATCCAAGTCTGTTGACAATGGAGCGATTATGTATGAATCGTTTTTTTCATCTGCGCTTCCGCATTGGAATTTGGCGGTTGTTCACGAATCTGATTTGCTTGGAGCATTTATAAACCACATGCACCCCATGCGGTACGAGGTGGTTGATGAATGTAACTATAAGTTTACGTTTGAGGGAATTCAGTATCCTTGTAGAGGCGGACACATAAATTACCCAGGAGGTCATAACGGAGTAAAGATTGATATGGATTGTCCGCATTGCTTCGGCACTGGATACCACGCGGTAAAGTCTCCATACGGCACTTACCAGTTCAGCAAACAAAAGTTGGAAGACGGGAATATGCCTACAGGTATGCTGCCGGTAGGGTTCGTTGTTATTCCAACCGAGGCTACAGCGATGCTAAAAGAGCATTGCAAGGACATGAACCGTGCCGCCATGTGGGCGATAAACATGGACGTCGAGGACAAGGTAGGCGAAAGTAATTCAGGTGTGGCTAAGGCAATCGACCGCAGCGCGCAGTGGGATACGCTTTCAACATTCGCGACGGTTATGTTCGACGTTCACCTGCCGAACCAGTACTATTTTATAAACAAGTACATGTTCAGCATCGAGGCAAAAAGCCTGAACAAAAAGGAGGACAAAAACCTTCCTTCAATCAATAAGCCTACGCAATTTGATATTCTTACAACCGCAGAGAGGATCAATAATTTTGCAGTTGCTCAAAAATCAGGACTGGATAAAAACTATCTGCGCCTAAAAGCTATCGAGATTGCGAACTATGACCTTTCGACAGATCCAGATGCACGTAAATACCTGGTGACGCTCATCAACCTTGATCCACTTTATGGCTTCACGCAGGACGAAATGAGCCTGGGTGTAACGAACGGAGTGATACGGAAGCTTGACTGGACTATCCATGAAAACCTCAAAACTTTCATCGACATGGCAATAAAGGAAAATAAAGGGTTCCTTGAATTGGATAAGAATGATCAGATTGTAATCCTCGAGAAATACGGTAAAGAGTTGATTGCCGCCAATAAGCCGGCCGTAGATCCTAACATCCTGCAGATCGACAAGAATGTAGACGTAGCAGCATGACCCCGCAGAGCCTTGCAAATCAAATAGAAGGGCTTGTAATAGCAGCTAACGAAAGATATGCCGCTCAGATTATCGGCGTCCAGAGCAAGCTTTATAACGACCTGGTGACTATCCTGAAGTTCATCGAAACGGATGCTGATGGGAATATTTTGCAGAATGCCGGAAACAGGGCCATACTTCGCGCCGGGCAAAATCAATTCGACAAGACAATCCAAAATTCAAGTTATCAGGATGCGGTCGAAACGCACCTGAAGGTAATTCCCAAAATTGACGAACTGAATGCCGCTTATTTTGAAAGTGTTTCATCCGCCTTTCTGCCGAACCGGGTTTTCATTAAGCAATTACAGACATCAGCCATTGAAACGGTGAATTCATTCGTGCTGCAAGATGGACTCGCAGCCCAGGTTAAACTGCCATTGAATGAGATCTTAAGCCAGAATATTAACTCCGGAGGGTCATTTTCCGGGATGCTGAAGCAGGTAGAGGCGTTCGTAAAGGGGAATGATCAAGTTGAGGGGCGACTGTTGAGATACACCCGAACATACCTTTCTGATGCGATTTTTAATTACTCTCGCGCCTACCAACAGGCGGTAACCGCAGATTTAAAACTGGAATTCTATCTCTATTCGGGCGGGTTAATGGACAAATCCAGGCCTTTTTGCATCGAACGGGCTGGCAAATTCTTTCATCACAATGAAATTGAACTGTGGGCCTCGGAGAGTTGGGCCGGCAAAAATCCATTGACTACCGAATCTTCGATTTTCGTCCTGGCGGGCGGTTTTTCGTGTCGTCATTCTATAATTCCGGTTCATGAAAGCGTTGTTGATTCTGAGGTCATTAGTCGTGCTATTTCTAAAGGATATCGGTAGTGTATCAGTTTGATTCAACGAGTTCCACTATTCCTTCTATGGCCAGTGGTCGCAGTGCTAACCCTGCTTCCATAGCTGGCGTAACCTTTAGGGTTTTGTGTACTTTACAGAAATTATAATAAACGAAATGAATGGCTATAGCATAGCAATGATTCTCAATTTTCTTAGAAAAGGCATTCGTTAGCCTGGTGAACCGGCGCATATGCATTCTCATGGTTAAATTCTGCCTTTCAATATAGCTGGTAGAGATATGTTTTTCATCCGGCTGACCTGTGATGATTTTCTTCTGGATCTCAATACATTTAGGAGTGCTATACCTGATCTCTTGCATCGTGTTAAAACCGTATATTTTGGTGACCTGAGCAAAGTCCACATTTCCTTTAAAAAACTCCTTCACAGGCGGAATATATCTCCGCATCTTGTCTGTTGTAAGCTGTACACGATTTGAAAGCCTGTACGCCACATCTTTTATAAAGGCCATAGCAGTTTCATTCTCACGATTCCCGACCAGCCATGAGATTATAAGCTTTGAATCGGCGTCCATTGCTGTCCATGTCCACACATGTCCTAACTTACCATTATCTCTCATTTCCTCTGGCACATTCTTGTTTTTAGCGTACACAAAAGACCATATCTCGTCGCATTGAACTTTTGTGGTTTTCAGATTTATCACCGTGTCGTCATGGAACTTCTGACAGGCCTTACCAGCATCAATTAATAGCTTTGTAACTGTATTTATGCTGCATCCTGTAATACGTGAAGTAGATCTGAGGGAATTACCCTCAACCAAGAGAGTAAGAATTTGGACGCGCTTTTCGAGGGGCAGCTGATTCATGAAGTAAAGCTAAACAAATCTCCGGTAACGAGCAAGCATATAGTTCAGTTTAAAAACCATGAAGTAAAAGCCAAGAGAGATCCAGTGAATAACTGGAATATATACTCTTTTTAAAGAAAAAAGAAAAAGACAGCATGGCCGTGCTGTCTTAGGTATCAACATTTGTAGGTTGGTGCCCCTGGGTAAACCTCCGATATCGTTAATCGGGATAGGTCACTGCCTAGGATTTCTTTTTCAAATATAGGAATTTTTTCTATTTGCTTTCCTGTATAGCTGTAAGTACTCCATTATCAAAATAAAGATTTCGATCTGCATAAACCCATTGCTCTCCTTTATAACCTGCTGTTTGGGTAGTATTCTTGCTCTTAGGATGACCGAATAAATCAATGGCGATGCCGGCGCCCATACCTATCCATGGCTTTCCTTGATAGGCTAATATACCAGCCTTTTCACCATACTTTTTCTTCATTTGTTGGAGTCTACATGTCTCTATTTTCAATCCAGTGTTAGCCTTTTGGTGCTCACTTTTGAATGAGTCTAAGCCTTCAATACCATCCAGATAGGGATAATAGATATAGCCTGACTTGCCATTAATAGATGCCGTGAAATAGCCTTCATAATAATCAGTTAGCCTTACTGCCTGCCCAGCCTGGAGTGTTTCGGCGTTGGCAAATTCAATTCCTTGACAGTCTAAAAGCTTGGTTTCTCTTGGAAGCTTTACTTCGATCTGCGCCCTAACCTGGAGAGCCAGAAACAGCAATACAATTGCTTGGATGGTTTTCATTTTGGTCGTTTTTAGGAAAAAATCAGGCGCGGGTTATCGCCTAAATGCTCCTAAGGCCGACCAAGGCCCGTGTACAAATAAGCAAGCCCACGCCTTTGGCGTAAGCGTCACTTATTGTCGTTGTACTGATTAAGAATTTGGTCGTTTTAAGGAGCAATGACAATAGTTACCGCAAGTATCTTACGTCATTATTTATTTCTTATTCCATCTAGTTTTAGCTGCTTTTAGGGCTATTTCTTGGCGCTCTTTAGGTGTTAGTTTCTCTGCCCTGGCCGTTCCGCCCTTAGATGCGCCCATGCTGGAAAGAGTAACCGCAGCTTGGTTTTTTGGTGTATTCTGCTGATTCTCCTGGATTTCGCCGGTTGCCAGGCCCACAATGAACTTTGCCGCTTGATTAGGATCTCTGGGACGCTTGGGCTTTACCATGCCCTAAAATTAATAAAATATAGAATTCTTTTAAAATTCAGTAGTTTCCAAACTGATACACTACCAATAATTATAATAACTAATTACTTAGTTCAATTAATTCATATATTCGTCAAGTAATTGTTAAAACGATTGAACAATTAATTATTATCTATGGCAAAACTAATGGTAAAAGACCCTAAAACTGGCTTAGAGAGGCCCATGACTCAGAAGAGTTATGATGCGGCGGCGAAAAAACGAGGCTGGAAGATCGTTGGAACTGTCCAGGAAACTGGCGGAATGTCGGAGATTGAGCAGCACATGGAGCGGATGAAGGCTGAAAAAGCAGCAAAACAAGCTCAAAACGAGTCTGGAGTAGCTCACGCTCCAGTAATTAATAACGCGGAAGATGCTGATCAGGAATCAGAAGAACCCAGACAACGCCAGAAGCCAGGTCCGAAACCTAAAGCCAAAGCCGAATGAAGTACAAAGATTATTTTCTGAAGCTCAAAGAGCAGGGCAAAATCAATAATGAGGACTACAATAAATTCCTCGAAACCGTGCCGGATGCCGAATTGCCGGATACCATCTTCACCGTCCTCGATAGCACATTCCTAACCACGGAACGCGCCTTAACACACAAAGAAGTTGCTGGGAAGCTACGCCGGGAAATCATGGATCCGGTTGATGCCAACCTGAAAACCATCTTAAAGTATCTCCCCGCGGATGATGTACTGCAGATCGAACGCGAGGAAAGCACCTATAAGAAAATGCACCTGATCAATGAGGCGATTCCGAAAGCTATTGCAAAAGCCTCAAAAGCTCCCAATGATGAGGAGGCAAAGAAAAAGATCGAGGAAAGCCAACGGGTAATCCAAGATCTCACGGAGAAGTTCAACAAACTGAACGAAACCACCGAGGCCAATCACAAAAAGCTTCAGTCAGAGTATGACAATAAGATCAAGAGCTACCGGCTCGATTCCGAGTTGGAAAAGTTAGCTAATACTTATACCTTCGCTGATGCGTACACGGAAACCCGTAGCACGCTTACAAAAGCAATGCTGGACGATATCAAAGCCAAAAACCGGCTCGATCTCGTCGATAATAATGGGGAGTCACTTATTCAGATTCAAGATGAACATGGTGCTCCGTTATTCGAAAACAATGGTAACACACCTGTTACTATCAAATCTCTGCTGGACGGGAAACTAAAACCATTTTTAAAAGTCAACAATGCCGGAGACGGTAAAGAAGGCAATGGTCAACAAGCCCAACAACCCCAGGCTAGGAAATCTTTCACAGTTCAAGATGGCCAACAAGCCCCAAGACAGGGTGCCAGCGTGACTGTGGCAATGTGAAATCTTAAATGAATCCAAATTATAACATCGTTGGAGCATGTCAGTTCATACGCAAAGAAGCTGAAGAACTGGCCGGCATAAATTATGCCTTTAACCTCCAAAGAAAAACAGGTATGCTTGATTGGCTTACCTCTCCCGAAAACGGAGGAACGAATGCCCGGTATATAGAATCTAACGGCAAGCTCCACAAGCTGGAGGTTTTCTATCAGCAACGCACAAAAGAATGTCAGGTAACTGACGATTGCTTTGTTTCTGTCTGCGATGATGGAACTACACCCCTGCGGAAGCGTTTTGAATTCATCCTGGATAACTGTATCCACACGCCCGTACGAGAGTACACGCTGAACGATATGGAAGTCCTTTGTAAGGATACCAGAACTTTCATGACCGAATACATGGAATCTGATCAGCGCGCCGGCCGTGAGCACCTTTCCAAAAAGATGCTGGCGGAAGTGGATGCGATGAAAGGCATCAACCGGTATTGGAACGGCCCCCCATATGGAGCGGCAGGAAGCTCTAAAGTTGTTGATCTGATTGACAGCACCGGAGCGCAAAAACTTCCTCTGCCTGGAAACTTCGCAGAAGTGATGCTGGACTACTCCAACAACCAACTGAACGGCCAGCCTTCATTTGTTGGCCAGGGTAATTTTGAATTGTTCTGGAAACTGCACGGCATGTCCTGCTGTAACTCAGCGACACCATACGGTACCGCCAATATGGAAGGCGAGGCCCGGTTCTATATTGACCAGGCCGCAAACGAAATGCTTGGAGCAAACGACATTTTGATGATCGCCCCAGGGGCCGTTAAGTCTGTTTTCTTCACCGAAAACTCTTTGGTTGAGCGGATGGGCACAAACTCGCCGACGACTCAAAGCATCGTTATTCGGGATTTCGCAGGATATCCTTTCTCCTGGAACTTTGATATGTACTACGACATCTGCGCTAAAAAGTGGAAGTCTGTAATGTCTCTGCAGTGGGGCGTGTTCAATACATTCCAGGCCGATTCGTTCAGCTCGAACTCCGAAACCGCTGGTTCACCGGATTGTTCTGATGAACTGGACGGATTAACAGGCGTTTTCGGGCTGACCATCACATAATTAAATGAGTTGTCAGGATAACTACGTTACTTTAAATCGAGATACCCCAAGCAGATCAGGCCTTTATGCATCTGATCTGCCGGGTGTCGAAGATTTGCTTGTTACCCTGATTTCAAAAGATTCGGAAACGGATACTGATGTTTGGGAAAGGATTTACGGTAATGCCTGGACCAATTTAGTTTCGGATGTCGAGTTCGCGCTGCAAGAAAAGTTCTTTGTAAATCAGAAGTTGGTCAGTCGAGAGACATCGGAGTTTATTGAGGAGGTAAACGCCAATACCGGACTTTCCGGCGTGCGTATTCAGTTTGACTTGCCCAGGTACGCCCGGATTCACATTGTTTCAGTGGGGCTGTGGTCTTTTCAGGCTTACCCAAGCCCGGAAGTCGCAATAGACTTTTACGAAGACAACGAAAGCGGTGATTTACTGCACTCCATTTCGGATCAAGTGACAGAAGGCAAGAACACGCTTTTTGTGGATCGTGATTTCGATGAAGATAAGATCTTTGTAGCCTACGATCCGGCTATTTATGCGTTTCGGGGCACAGAAAACAAGTTTTTCAACACAGGATATCCGCTTTGGAATAAGTTTGAATGTGTCTGGCCATGTTTCGGCGGTCAGGGATCGGTAAGACAGATCAACGGCGGAGGACTGAACGTGATTTATAACGTGATATGTTCCGCAGAGAATTTTGTTTGTGAGAATATCAATCTTTTCCGTAAAA